TGGTTATGTCGTAAAAATCAAGATAGTGTAGAGGATGGTTTTACTTATACTCAGAAAGATATTAATGATGCGAAACGTGTATATGATGAAGCTGTTGAGCTTTATTACTGGTGGCAGAGTACGCTTCCTGCTAGAAAAAACGGAGACTGGGACTCAGTAGACGGCCATGATGCCGAGGTAGATGATGCAAACCTTATTCGGTTGATCAAGATACGTCGGTATCTTTGGACGTGATATGCAGATAAGATCATCAAAGAGAAAAAAGAAACGCCCACGATTAACAGATAAACAAAGATACATAATAACAAAAGAAGCAAGAGCACAAGCACATCAAATGTTTGATGATATATGGCAAAAAGAAAATACAGATTATAGAGACGATTTATATAGATGGTTATCAAAGCATATGGACATTCCGTATGAGAAATGTCATTTTAGTAAATTTGGTCCAAGTAAATGTAAGAGAGCAATGAATATTTTAAAGAAAGGGGTTAAGAAGAGGATTCTACCCAAATCAAGAGTAAATCATGAAACAACGAACTTATAGATTATGTCTGTGTGGACACAGAAGAAAAATGCATTCAGCCGGTAAGTGTGAAGATTGCGGACAGAAATGCATATTTAAAGAAGGAAGTACACCAAATGTCATTAAACAGAAAGGGACTTCTGGTGGTAGCACGGCGGGGTAAAAGCCGTTGATCGAATACTTGGCGTAAAATTGGCCTTCGGAGCAAGGGTTGCCTAGCCAATTCCCCTCCCTTCCAGTGCAATGCTGGACTACCACTTTTCTTTGTTATGTTGTATAAAATAAGGCATAAATCATCTGGTAAATATTTATATGATATTTTTAATAATATCAATGGTAAATATTTTACAACAACAGAAGGAAGAATATTTAATAGAAAATCTGATGCTGTAAGTTATTTCGTAATGGCTATTAAGAGAAACAAAATTAAACAAGATGATTTTGTCATAGAATCTTTTGGTTTAACTTCTAAAGGAGATTTAGACTCAAAAAAAGAACTTTATTTTGGGATAGAAAAAAAGAAAAAATATGATTTAAAATATGAATCAGGAAGACTAAAGAAAGTAATGCAAGCAATGTTAAAGGAAATTTTATAAATGAGAATAGTAAATACCGAAATTACATTTACAAATGAAGAATACTGTAGAGCAACATATTATGGTTCCGTAAGACATAAAGAGTCTCTAGACCGTAAAAATCAACATGGAGTTGATCCTAGCTATTCATTAGATATTCATATTAAAGGTGTTTTAGCTGAAATGGCTTTTTGTAAAGGAATAGAACAGCCTTATCCTTTTACAGTTAATACTTTTCATGAGCCTGATGTTTATGGCTATCATATACGTGGAACTGCTTATCCTAAGAATCCAGAATTAACTGTAAGAAATTCTGACAAAATTCCAGATGCAATTTTCATAGGTGTTTCAATGGATTTGAAAGGATTTGACTATACAAAGAGACTATTTAAGATATACGGATGGACGACTGCTGAAGAGGCAAAGAATTTATCCGAATTTTATACTGATCACGGTAATAAGAGACCAAAGGCGTGGTTCATACCACAGAGCCATTTAAACCCAATGGATACATTACCAGAATTGTTATAATATCATGATTTCAATTCTTATATTTTTTTTAATTATATTTTTTATTTTGAGTATTATTTATCTTTGGGTTTTTTGTACCCCAAAAAAATCCAATCCTGATAATGTACAAGAACGTATAGTATTTAAGATAGGCCCCGTCTCAACTAAAAAAGAGAGTATTGATGAAATAAGGGGGAACAATGAAAATCATACTCATAAGTACAAAAAAACATAAACATAAATTTAAAAAAAAGCATAAGAAGCGTGCTGTTAAAGCAAGAATCAAAATAGGTCCAGTTCAAAATAAAGAGGAGAAATAAATCATGGCATCACTCGTTCTAACCGACGATCAGAAAGTTACACTATCGGTTGCATTTTTCGACAAGCACGGCCACAAGGCCGAAGTCGAAGGCGTTCCCGTATGGGCTTCTTCTGATCCAGTTATTCTTGTTGAAGCATCTGCTGATGGTATGACCGCAGTTGCAACAACGGCTGGCGAACGTGGACCAGCACAGGTCAGCGTTACTGCTGACGTAGATCTAGGAACAGGCGTAGAAGAACTCGTAGGTTTACTCGATATTGAAGTTATACCTGACAAGGCTGCAACAATCGGAATCTCTGCTGGCACACCTGAACCAAAGTAATACTTGACAAAAGGGTAAATAAGTAGTAGACTTCTCCGGTCTGGTGGCTCTTCATCAGACCGGAGATTATTAAGAAAATATGCTTAATCTATTAAAATATTTAATGGGATTGATTGCTATTAGTTTAATGTTAATAGCCATTGGTCATAATATTGTATTAGTACAACATTCTGTTTCAGCGGTATGGACGCCCTTACCTACTTCAGTACCACCAAGACCTACGCAACCTGTGATTGATGTTCCAACACCAACGCCGGTTCCTGTGATAACGTGGACCCCAAGACCCTCTCCTACACCTACATATACCTATACTGTAACTCCGACGCCTACATATGGACCGTCGAAGACACCGACTCGGACACCAACAAATATTCCAACAAATACACCTACTCCGTTTCCTACAAAGACACCAACTATCGTTCCTACTGCCACAAGACCGTCAGGAGCAGGAACATATACGCTTATTTTTTCCTGTACAATGCCTTTGCCACAATGTACACCGAACACTGTTGTTCTGCCAGCTAATGGACAAGCTTCAGTTACAATTAAACCAAATTAAGGAGATATTAATATGCCTACCCCTACTTATTATCCCGGTCGCGTTTCAGCCGAAACATACTTCAAGATGAATCCAAAACAAATTGGATGGACTTTGGCGCAGATTTGGGAAGGAAGAAATCCAGACGGAACAACGATTGGTCCAACTGGTCAACCTTCCGGTGGTCCCCCTCCCGATACGGGTTCCCCCGGACCCGGCCCCGGTATTGGTGTAACCCCTCCCGGCGCTGGTCCCGGTGGAGCCGATCCCACTAATCCAGAACCAGTTGATGATTGGGTTCGCCCAGCCCTTGGAGATTGGCCATCTGATTGGCCAGCAATTGTTAATGGGTTCTCTCCTAAGCTTCCTGCTATGACGGCCTATGATCGTGCTGAAATGATTAAGCGCGCCCACTTTGGATATTCAGTTTACGGTTATCGTTCCCGTCAAGGAACGGATCTAAACAAGGCTTGGGATGAAGTTGAAAGAATGAAAGCGTTCACAGGTGAACAGGCAGCTACTTCTCGTTATGCTTATAATGATTTTGATTTTGCTCTTTACGGAACACTTATCCGTATGTGGAACCTAACTTATGTTTATGGTTCTGCCAGTGAGCCACGGATCTATGCTGGTTTTACTTTGGAAAGCTATTACAATGGTGAAGTTTCCAAGGGTCAACTTACTGGTGGCACATCCGGTCCTTCTGGTTCGGGCAATTAAATTTATATAATTGTACGAGAAAATTGGTCCAAATTAAGGATGAATTTTATGTTATTGGAATGTGTTATAGCTTTAATGATTTCCATTATCATGCTGGCAGTACTCTCTGCTCCAGCATGGTTAGTAAAATTAGCTCCATTTGGAGGATTAGCATTTGTTATTCTTGTTCTAATTCTTCTTATTGAATGGTTGTTTGGTAAAATACAATCTCTTCCTCGTAGATAATAAGCATGGATGAAATAAAAGTTTTAGATAAAGGGTTTATTAAATATATAGACCATATGGGTGACGATATGCGGGTAGCCAATGCTGCCCGCATTTCCTTCGCTAAACAAAAAGATAGTTTTGATTCTAAAGATGAGAGATTACTTAAATATTTAGCCGATAATGAACATACGTCTCCTTTTCGGCATTGTTATATAACCTTTCATATTAAAGCACCTATTTTTGTATTTCGTCAGTGGATGAAACATAGAATAGCTAGTGAGTTTAATGAAATATCAGGTAGATATGTAGAATTCAAAGAAAATGATTTTTATATCCCTGAAGTTTTTAGAGCACAAGCTAAAATTAATAAACAGGGTTCTGACGGGGTAATTGAAGATAAAGATAATGAGCTATACATGCTATATAAGACTTCTTGTAATAGAGATATAGCCGCTTATCATTTTTTACTGGATAAGGGTGTTGCGAAGGAACAGGCTAGAGCCATACTACCCCTCTCAATATATTCAGAGGTCTACTGGACGGCGAGCTTGCAATCTATCGCACATTTTGTTAAACTCCGTACCGGAGAACATGCCCAGTGGGAAATCAGACAATACGCCGTGGAAATCTTCAAAATGACCGAGAACCTGTTTCCGGCTTCTATGAAGTATCTGGTTCCAGCAATAGCCTTTTAATGAAAGAGTCTAAGCGTGGGATAGCGGCTGTCCGCTGCGTTTGGGGCGCAGTTTAGGCTGGTTCAACTCCAGCCGCTTAGACCATTAATTTATGTGGGTAAGAATAAACGACCATCAATTAGAAAATCTAGATGAAATGAAACGAGTGAGCGTGTCACAAGAAGGTAGTAGTATAGCAGTGATAATGACACGTAAGAACGATGAAAACGTTTTAGTTTCTACAGCAAGTTCAAGAGATGAAGTTACGTTTATTTTGAAGCGTATTTTTGAAGGTATAAAAGAAGGGTTATCTGTATTAGATATACAATTAGTAAGACATGAGTTTAGAAACTTAACACATGGAAAACGCTAGTTATATTTGGCGGGTTGATCCCTCTATATTTGAGATGGTGAGAAAAGTCGTTAATGACTCTCCTACCAAACTCTCCATCAATATTGCCATAACAGAATGTGTCCTTCTTGGACTTCCTCTGCTTTGTGAGCGATATGGAATTACTCCAGTTTATCCTAAACTAGAATCTAGAATTCCGTCTATTGAAGATACCCTTATCAAAGATAAGGATAGGTTTAATATATTCAGTAAGCCGGATGAAATAGTTAAAAGTCAAGGAATTCAGGTCAAAGAAAAAGACCTGTCATAAGGAGGCCATAGCCAGTGTATATCGTAGAATATTTTGAGAGAGGTAAATGGAGAGAGTTGCCCCGAACTTTATCTGCCTCAAAACAATCCGTAGAAGATGTAGTAGAAGAAATGAATGGTAGGGCAGATCCAGAGGTAGTAAGGTTACTACCAGTTAAGTATAAATATCGTTTTAAAAAGGTAAAAGGTAATAAAAATGAAAAATCGTCAGGGAAGATTTGTAGTAGTATCGACAAACCACCCGATATATGATGATATAGAAAAAGCTTCTAGAGAGATTGAAGTTCTTATGTTGGAGAATCCGGGTGATAGCTATCTTATTACTGAGGTGATTGCTGCTACTGGAACAAGGATAACTATTGTTCCTGTGGATAAACCAAAAAGAGCGCCTCGTCAAAAGAAAGAAAAATCTTTTACTCTGGAAGATATCGGGTCTGATATAGACCACCGCTGTGAGTTTGATAACAATCGAGCAGTAAAAGAAGTTGTAATGTCAGACGGAACATCTAAACATTTGTGTGAAGATCATGCTTAAATGTAAAAATTGTGATAGACCCATTATGGTTGAAACTTACCTTATTAATGGAGAAGTCCATTGTGCTCCTTGCTTCTATAGGGAAGCTTGTATATTTTGCACTCCTATAACTTATAAGAGAGATTGTAAAGGACATGATATCGAAGCAGAACGAGGTAATCGTTTTTCTAACGATAAAACTTTTACAAAAAACATGATATTCGATGCAGAAAAGTAAGGAATTAGAGAATAGTCTAGATTATGAGACGGTAGAGAAAATTCAGGATTTTCTCCCTTTTATATATAGGTTAAAAATAACTGAAGAAGAATTTTATGCGGACCTCCTTCTATATACAGGAGATAAGTTCGACGTTCTTCCAGAATTGACTAAAATATTACCTTTAAATTCCTTATTGAAATTTCTTTATATTTTTGCTGGTAAGACGATCAGGATACCAGAGAAGCGTCTTTTGTCTTTGGCTTTGAGGGATTTGGACATTTATTATTCATATGTTAATTCTCCTCAAAAATTAGAATTAAATCGTCTGTCCAAAAAATATAACATCACAAGCCAAAATGTTTTGAGTGTCATAGCTAAAATAGCTAATAATCTAAACAAACCCAATCCTTTAAATGGATAAGCTATAAAATGAAACAAGGAATTTATACGATTAAAAATATAATTACTAAACAATTATATATTGGTAGTGCTATTAATATTTTGTCTAGATTTAATAAACATAAGGAACAATTGAGAAAAAATAAACATTTTAATTTTCATTTACAAAATTCTTGGAATAAATATGGCGAAAATAATTTTTTATTTAATATAGAAGAAAATATAGAAAATAAAAAAAATTTAATTAAAAAAGAACAAGAATGGTTAGATGTTTGTTGGCCTTTAGGTTTGTATAATATTTATCCAATTGCAGGATCTCCTTTTGGTATTAAACGCTCTGAAGAAACTAAACAGAAAATGAGTATTGCTAAACAAAGTATGAGTGATGAAACTAAAAAGAAGATTAGTGAAGCTCGTAAAGGTAAAAAGTTTTCTAAAGAAACAAAAGAAAAAATGAGAAAACCTAAGAATGTGGTAGGTAGACCTCACGGAAGAGAAGGTTTAAGACATAGTGAGGAAACGAAGCAAAAAATGAAGATAGCACATAAAAATAGATTTTTTAAAAAAAATATGGGTTTAAATATATCTTTATAAAACCTTGTAAATACAAGATTTTTTTTTATTTACTATAAAAATTTAGACTTTAATAGAAGGCAAATACCCTTTTATTAAAGGTGTTTTTAATGAAGATAAAAGAAACCGCAGATATGGATGCGACGAATCCCTTGGGCTATACAGGCCCCTCCAAAGTGGATCCGAAGACCGGCGCGATAACAAGCCAAGACACAGATGATGACGATGATGTACATGATGATTCTGAAATAAAACCATCTGAATTAGCTACCTCACCTCAAACCTCGCTTACAGTTAGAGCTAGAAAAACTGTCCAAGAATGGATCTCCGTTTCCGAAGATGAATTCGGAAACATTGCGTCCTTTGATTTTGGATTAACTAAAGAAGAAGCACCAGAAGTTAAATATGCAGCTTCTGGTTTATCTGTTAGTGATAGTTATATTGCAAAAAATATAGGCACCTTATCTGAAGACAAAGGAAAGAAAATGGCAAAAAATAAAATCCTTACTGATACCTTAAGAGAAGTTGGGTTGAAGCCCCGGCTAGATGAAAAGAAACCCGATGAATCAAAATCTATTAAAGATTTCATGAATCTTGGCGCTTCAAAGATTGTTGAAGATCGTAAGAAAGCAATCAATGAAAGATATGAAGCTAACAAGGCTGCTATTGTAGAAGATGCCAAGAAACCAGAAGAAAAGAAATCAGAATCTACATTGAAAACCTATTTCAAGGCAAGTCAGACTAAAAAAGTTTGGTAAGGGTTTTTATGAAAATTGATGATGTAATTACCTTTTTTGTTGAAGGTAAAGATGTTAAGCCTCCTCACGTAGTCACCCGTGAAAAAGCTTGGGCAGAACAAGAAAAAACCTTGGGTAGACCTCTTACTAAACAAGAGAAGAGAAAAACTGCCAGTCAAGCTATTAGTGCTGCAACTGCCAAATCAGCAGGGGAACACGATGTGGCTACGGCCATGGGTAGTACGCACCCTTCTAGAGAAGGTCAACCTTTAAGTGTTTTTAAAGCTGTAGACATTGAATTGCCTAGTAAAGAAGAACCGGAACCAGAAGTAACTTATGGAGATAAAGGGGAAGTAATTGATGTTAAGGTTGTTAAACCGAAAGCAAAAATAACACCACTTTATGATAAACCACCTGTTCAATCTGGTGAACACGAATTTATTAGTGGTGAAAATACAGGTCAGGCCCCTCGATATCAGCAGACTGTTGATCTTCCCGGCGTTCCACAAATAAAAACTAAAGCTCCAGAAGGCCAAGATCGTATAAGAGGTATTCATTTAACTCCGTCACAGTCAAGAACTCTTGACAGAAGAATGGCTGGTGTTCAAGCCGATAAAGGCGTTGCAGCGGCACCGGGGTTTAATACTGGACATCATTATGGTTCTCCAACACAAGTTTCCGCTCAAGAAATAAGTTTGGGTGGAAGGATTAGAGGAGCTTTAGATAAGACAGCAATCGGTAATCCAAGAGTACGTAAAGGCAAAGGTCGTAAAACTTCTGCGGAAAGAGTAAAGACAAAGGCTACTCTCGGCCTCGCAAGAGTAAAAGCAAGAGAAACGGCGGCGTTAGAAAGACGAAGAAACGCAACCGCCGCTGCTCCTACCCCGAAGCCAGAAGCACTTAAAGCATTAATTAATAACTTATTGGAAAAAGTTAGACCAACATTTACAGGATGGGCACCAAACCAAGCTGGTAGAGGCCCTTTCGTAGTTGATAAAACAACTAAAGCTAGAGGTCATTCTACTTCCCCTATTATGTTAGGAGTAGGTGCTGGTCAACTTGGTGGTGGAGAAACACTGACTGGTCAACGGGTGAATCTTCCACCAAGTAAAAGGGCTACACCAAATGCAACTATTCCAACTGGTTGGAGATCTAGGGCTTCTCTTCCAGACGGTCTCTCGGGCGGATCATCTAGAGGTGCTCCGGCTGGCGTCTCTACCAGAGATGTTAATGCCGAAGTGGCAGCATACCTAAAAAGAGAACAGGATCTTGGCCACACAGCGCCAGAGCCTTCGCCAGCTACTCCAGAACAAACAAGATTAACTGCTGCTAAAAAAGCACTTGATAAAGCACTTTCTGTTGCTGGAGCCAGAAGTCGTCATGCACAAACTCCTCTTGGAAGTCATCTAACTCTTACTGCACCATCAACGGCTCCTGTTCCTGCTCCTACTCCTCCTGCAAGAAGACAACTTCCTCCTGCCGCTGGAGTTTCTTTTGCAGGAGATCCTGATAAGGAAGCTTTAGCTGGTAGACGGTTTCAAGCAGGATTGAAAATTCCTAGACATCGTCCTGCTCATGCAGATCCTGCCAATGCAAGAACAGATGTTGTTATAAGGGGCGATGAAAAGAATGTCCTTGCTGATCTAACTGCTCTAGGTAAATCACTTATGCCTTCAAAAGCAAGACCTGAGTTTGATCCTAATGCAGTAGCAACAGTTCCCGTTAAAGATGCGAAAGGTAAAGACGCTGATGTTCAAATGGGAACAGCCAGAGCAGCATCTCAAACAGCTATTGATAAAATGAATGCACAAATAGCTAAAAGAGTTGCTGACAAAGCGGCTGCAAAAGCTAATAAGGATAAGCCAGAAGACTTTACACACATTAATAATATAATGGAAATAGTTAGAAAAAAAGTATATGAAATGGTTCCTATTAGGGAAGCTAATCCACGCCATTTAGGTGGTATTAAAGTAGCGAAAATAGATCCAAATAGGGCGGCTCCCGGTGCTGGTCAACCAGCCACAGTAACAGCAAAAGATAGAGCAAAACAAGTACTCGGAGTAAAGCCCGACGAGAAGGCAACTCCTGCTCCAAAATTTAACGATTTATTTAAAGAGGAAAATATGGACAAAAAGCAAGTCAACGATTTCGTAGAGGCTATATTCAGAGAAGCTTTCACTTCGGGTCCAGATAACATTACCAAGGGTAATTCTAATGATGCCCCCGGTGAAACAAGTCGCCAGATGCTTCCCGGTGATTGGTTTGGATCACTAGCTTGGGCTTTTCAAATGCCTAAGCCAGCCAATTCATTTGAAAAGCAGGGTGAAATGATTGACCAACATTCTAAGGCAGGACTTGGAGAAATGGTTGGACAGGTTATGGAGTCTATTCTAGACGAAGACCTCGCTGCCTATTCTGATCCTGATTCTGTTGGTTATCTTATCAATACTTTGTTTGAAGCTGGTTATAAGGAAGAAGCTGCCTTTTTAGCTAATACAGCGGATAATCCAACATTAGAAGCTGTTGATAAGGTTAATGAAATTGCTGCTAAATTAGAAGAAGTGAAAGAAGATACTTTCCTTGTTGGGCAAGTAAAAGGTTTTGCTGATCTTATTAAGCAGACATTAACTGAAGAAGCTGACAACGAAGTTGCCGATAACGCAGATACAGCAGAAACTCCTCCTCCATCTGGTGGGGCACAGGAAGACGAAGAAACTGGTACAGCTACGCCTCAAAATGCCTAATGATCGAAATCTTTAAATATAAGAATATCATTAATCGGTTTGCCTTGTTGGAAAAAAAGACAAGGAAAGCTACGCCTCCACCTAAACCTCCCGATCCCCCTACCCCCAAACCTCCGGATAACGAGGATACTCCATTAGGTGAGCCTCTTAAAGCTGATATAAAACCAGTACAACCAGTAAAGACAGATACTACGCCGAATGTTCAGGGTGCTACAGCAAAAACAGCAAAAGAAAAAAGAAGTCCTTTTGCTTATGCAGCTTCAACTGCAAAAGGACACGAAGCAGTTCAAAAAGGTGTAGGAGCAGAGGCAGCAAGAACAACCCCAAGGGTTGGCCAGCATACTATGAAATATCCTGATGATATTTCAAAAATGCTTGGAACAGGAGTTCCATCAGATAGAGATGAAGTAACTAGACTTCGTAATGATAGAAGAGCAGGGCAGACACCTACGCCTCGTCCCACTCCTGCTCCAGTGGGTCGTCCACGTAATGCACCCACACAACCAACCAATCAGGTTGGGGTACAAGGAGCAAAAGGGGTAGAAGCCCCTCCTCCTAAAGCACCAGTTGTTCCAAAACCGGGTGAAGCTGCTGAAGCAGAAGCACAGTCATCAGTTCCTGATGTTGATACAAAAGTCAAAGATCTTAGAGATAGACTTAATAAGGCTAAAACACCAGTAACACCAGCAGAAGGTGTTAAACAAGATTTGAAAACAAAAGCGCCGGGGGGTACGCCGCCTAGCGAAGCCCCTGCCGTAACTGGCACAGCACCAACAGGACCACCTCCTCCAACGGGAGGAGGATCTGAGGGAGTCCAACAACCAAAGGATCCAGAATCAGACGTAACACAACCTCCTGCGGGTAAAGAGAATAAAAAAACTGTAGCAGATGATTTAAAAGATAAAGCTAAACAACCCGGTTCTGGTGTAGAAGATAAGACTCCTAAAGAAGCTCCACCTAAAGAAAAGAAAGCGGAGCCTCCTCCACAAGAAACTCCAGAACAAAAGAGGGCTAGAGTTGCAAAAGAAAACATCAGAAAAGAGCAAGAAACTAGAGATAAAGCCAAAAAAGAAACCATGGGGGCTGAGGAAGCTTCTAAAAAAGCTAAAACTGAAAAAGAAAGAATAGCTGCTGAAATGGATGCAATGTTTGCAGCTAGGTCTGCTGAAAAGAAAGAGCGTTCTTATTCTAAAGATCCTAAAGTTAAAATTAAACAACAAGAGCGAGAAAAAGATAAAGCTTGGACTAAAAGAACCGCTCCGGAAATGACTAAGGATGAACTTACAGGACATCAATACAATGCTATGTCAGCTAGAATGGGCGAATTTCTTACAGGAGATAAAAAGCAAGTAAATGTAGGAAAAAGACCCGTATTACCTAAGAAGGGTAAAGGTTCAGTTGAAAATCAATATGGTCAAAGAGCGGATCAGATAAAAGCATCTGGTTATGTTCAACCCGCCCCCGCTACTGAGAAAAAGACTAGAATAGCTTGGGCACAGCACATCAGCACTTCTGGTACGCCGGACAGTAAAACAGCTAATAAAGCTGCTGTAAAAGATTATGCAGCTTATGTAGCTGGTCAAACTAAGGATACAAAAGAAAAAGTTAAGTTTGCAGCTAAGGATGCTAATAAGTTCAGAGCAGAAAAAGCTGCGGAAGAAAAAGCTGCGGGACAAGACGCTAAAAGTAAAGCACGCTCTGCGGCAAAAGAAAAGGCAGCGCAAGACAAAGCACGAAGACATAGAATTAAAAGAAATAAAGGAATTAGAAAAGGATTCCATAATCTTTTTGCAAAAGGATTAGGATTACCACAAATTAGTAAAACTTTAGCAAGGCTTAGTGGCAATAAAGCATCTATAGGACAAGGAGCCGATGCAGCGGCGACCGCTTCTGCTGTTGCTGGTTCCCTCGGTCGCACACGATAATTTAGTTAAGGAGAGTAAAAAATGGCGATAGAATATAACACAGGAGTCCAAGTCACGGCATGGACAAATCCTAGATATAGTTTAAATAAGAGATATTCAGTTTATCCTTATAGGGCTGGAGTTAAAGTTGTAGCGGACCAATTAGAGTATGTGTCTGAAGATGAAGCGCAAACTTATTTTCAAGTTTTAGTTGATAAAACTCGGAATGGAACCTTGTATGATCAGATTGAAATTATAGAGGAAATAATCAAGGTTCCTGCTGAAACTCCATAATGCAACATATATTTTAAAAAGAAAAATTGCTGGCATTGCCAGCTTTTTTCTTTTATGCTTGACATTACAAGTTTTTAGTATTACAATTAAACACAAAGGAATAGTAAAATGAAAATAATGCTATTTGTGGTGGCGGGTCTTTTTCTCGTTCCGGTATGGTTTGCTTTTTACTTTCATATGAAAGATTTAATAGCAAGAAATTCTCCGGGAGTACGATTCAACCTTCTTAACAAAATAGCTATATTTATTTGTTCTCCTATTATTACTTTGTTTTTATTTGTGTATTTTTTTGTTAGATTAATATTAGACAGAGTAATAAAGGTGGACTAAATGACAGGAATTCCTTTTGAGATAACGCCTAAACAGGCAAAAAAATCAAAAGCTTTGATGATAGATGATAGAGCACAAGTTACATTTTTACTAATTCTTGGTCGTACAGATAAAAGAAGATATGAGCAAGCTGCTAAGGCTCTTGGCTTTTCAACCAATAAGTTTTTTAGAGTAGCTGGCACTATGCTAGATCTTTTGGCAAGCAAGAAAGTAAGTGATTTTAATGTTGCTTATCAACAAGCTTTATCAACTGAAGAAGAGGAAATGAGATTAGATAAACTATAAATAAACTTTTGTAAAGGAAAAGTATGTTTAAAAGAAAATTAGATTGGAAGATGAAGAAATTAGAAACAGATGTCATGATAACAATTCCTTCTGTGAATAAGTTATACGATAGCTTTTCTTTTTATTTTTTGCAAGAATTATCTAAAAAAGATATAGAATATGTAAATAGAAATGTTGGTGATGTAGAAAGGATAGGAAACATATTCTCTATCTTGAGAGATGCTGCGGAAAAAGCATTGAAGTTTTCGGTTGCTGAAAACGCTGCATGGCCAGAGAAAAGAAAATGGTATAAATTTGGGAGGTATTAAAATGTCTGAATGGGTATTGGCTGCTCCTCGCGCCCGCAGAATTCAAGAACAAATGTACATAGGATCTATTACAGTTAAAAATCCCATGGGAGGAAAAACAGGGCAAATAGTTGTGTATTCAAACAATATACAGGTACTACAACAAATAGTTAATGAGCATAACGAGTTACAACGAATCAAGAAAGAGAGTAAATAAACTTATAACTTCAAGGATTTTTACAGTGGTTGATGAAGTTATAAGACATATAGTGTATGACTGATGAAACAAATACAATTGAAAATCCGGCTTCTTTAGAAGAGTTTGATACTCTAATCTGGCAAAATATAATTTCTTGGCTTAACAGTCAGTCCGATCTTCCTGAAAGCGTAAGAAACATAATAGCCAAGAGAGCCGAACAATTACGTCTTAAAATGCAAGTTTTATTCATGGAGCTTCAACGTAAGCATATCCATGATCTTGCAATGGACGTAGAGTTTGAAGCAGAGCTAAGAAGGGAACTTAGAAAAAGCTATCCTTTCCTAGATGCCAGAGAAAAAGCTGAAACTTTAAAAACTCTTATTTCTACAAATGAAGATAGATTAAAACGACTTGAAAACCAATTACAAGGTTTTGATTTGTTTTCCAACGTGGCTTATGCAATTCAAACAATGTCAAATCCTGTCCCAACTGCATTGTCAGATAAGGTAAAACAACTAAGCCCACTTAAGAGACAGCAGTTATTACAGGTTATTGACGAGATTAAATCAAAAGTAGAGCAAAATGTATATACAGATTTAAATGATGTTGAAGATGTACAAATAATAGCTGAACCAATAAAAGATGATAAAGAATGAGCGCAATTTTAACACAGGACTTAAGTGAAGAGTCTTTAGAGGCGGCAGCGTTTCAAGAGTTAGCTATATCTGAAGTAGAGAAGCTTCTAAAATTTCATCCAGCGGCGTCTCAGCAGTTTTTAGAAAAATTTCTAAAAAAGCAACTATCTTGGGATTCCTTCCTTCCAGTAGAAAGAAGTATTCTTCTTCATTTTCTATTAGAAAATACCGCAGGACGTTTAGAAGAATCTACTGCTATTTCGGCTTTATTGAAAGAAGATTTTATACGGACTCCACCATCTCCAGAAGAGTTTTTAAATACTCCTACTTATTTGGGGCCTATTTACAATAAAATATACCCTCCTTGGAGAGAAAACTTAACTTTCTGTCTAAACCCAAGAAATGAAATTCACGAAATGATTTTTCCGGGAGCTATTCGTACTGGAAAAACATGGTCAGCTATCATAGCTCAAATGTATAAGTTGACAATATTATCTTGTCTTAGAAATCCTCCATCTTATTTTGGTTTAGCAGATAATACTAGTTTATATTTTGGTTTGTTTACTCTTTCTTTGGAAAAAGCCGAAGGAGCTTTAGCTGATACATTCAGACGAATGATGAGTGAAAGCCCTTATTTCAAAAACGTTAGCCCTCTTAAAAAGAAAATAGGATTAAGACGTGTTTTGAATACGATGGGAGATAAACAAGAACAATATGAAGTATTATTACCCCAAAATATAAAATTAATTTTGGGTTCAAAATTACAGCACGCTCTCTCTATTGCTGTTATCTCAGGAATATTTGACGAAGTTTCTTTCCGAACCAGAAAAACAGTAAAGGAAGAAGATGACGAAAACTCCGCAGAAGCCGTGTACAAACAGCTACGCGCCCGTATTACAGGTCAGTTCAATCGCTTGGGACACGTACCGGGTATCCTCTGTGTCATTTCGTCCAAGAAGACAACAACTGACTTTTTGGAAGCACACATCGAAAGCGTCAAGAATGACCCTCATACGCATATATGCGGGGGAAAGAATGGATACAGTCAATGGGACGTTAGACCAGAAGCGTTCTCTAAAGAACGTTTTTACGTCTTTGTTGGATCGTCTAAAACAGCATCTAGAATAATATCGGACGAAGAAAAGAAATTATATCCAGAAGATAGTCCGAATATTATTGCTGTTCCTTCGGATTTGAAAAGAGATTTTGAATACGACATTAACTCTGCTTTAAGAGAACATGCCGGTATTGCTACTACAGGACAAGCACTGTTATTTGATGATCCTTTGATTGTTACTCAGAATTGGGATCAGGAACGTAAACCAGTATTTCATGATGAAATACATCTTGGGTTTAAAGATTCTTATTCATTAAAGAATTTTTTGAATGGAGCGGAGTTATTTAAAGATGCAGGATTTGCAACTATACCAAGATATCACCCTGACATGCTCCGAGTTATACATCTCGACTTATCCAAGTCTGGAGATGCTACCGGATTTGCTATGGGCGGTGTATCCGAGTTAATAGAGTATGTAGGCAAAAATCAATTTGGGCAAGATGTCATTCGTTCTCTTGTTCCGAAATTTTGGATTGACTTTTGTGTTGGAATCAAGGCTCCACAAGGAGATCAAGTAGACTACATCAAGATACAGCAATTTATTAACTATTTAAAATCTAATAAATTTAGAATACACTTAATTACATTCGACCAATACCAATCAGTAGGGCCGATGCAGATGTTAAGTAGGGATGGTTACAATGTAGACAACCGTTCTATAGATGCAATTGATTTACCTTATATTATGTTAAGAGATGCAATGAATTCTAAGAACCTGTCTATGTATAAAAACAAAATATTAGAAAAAGAATTAATTAACTTGGTTCATATGCCTTTTGGTTTAAAAATGAAAGTAGACCATCCTAAGTTATTCTTAGATGGTCATGCTGGCTCAAAAGACCAAGGTGACGCTTTGGCTGGTGTAATTGCTGGTTGTTATGAATTGTTAACTGATCTTAAGAAGCATCCAGATACAGCCAATGCCGATGCTGCATCCAAGATTATTGAAGGTCTTAATACTGGTTCACGTCCAGATGTTATACCTGATGTGTCTGGCGATGAAAATGAAATGATGGAAAATCAAATAGATAAAAGGAATCCCTATAACTTTAAGTTATAAAGGAAAATATCATGGCGTACTTTGACAGAAAAAATCCCGCAGAAAATCAAATTTTTAGTCCCATAGCTAATGCTCTACGTACTATCTTTGGTAGATCTGTTACCCAAGTTGCCCAGTTAAAGGGTCAGGATCTAGAGCAGGATGCTTATAACCGGCCAGATTCTATTGAGAAACAATTAGCTAAGATATTTTCTGGTTATACGGATATTCAATATGATCGAGTTACTAAATACCGTGATTATGACCGTATGGATATTAGTTCTACTGAATGTCAGACGGCTTTGGATATCTATGCAGAAGAAGCTTCCCAACCAGATTCAAAGACTGGGATGAAGGCATGGGTAGAGTCCGAAGATCAGAAGATGGCTGATGAATTGAACGGTATGTTCAAGCGCATAAGAATGGAACATAAAGTTTGGGGTATATACCGTAATATTGCCAAGTACGGGGATTGTTTTGAATACATGATGTTAAGTCCTTATGGTATTCATGACATGCAATTCATCCATCCTTCAAGAGTAGAAAGAGTGCAAGAAGATGGTTTGCAAGGATTTAAGTGCCCTGATTTAACTGGCGTAGTCCCAATGGATAATCGGGTTGGATTATTCAAGCCTTGGGATTTCATTCATTTTAGAGTAATGGCCTATGACCAAGAAAGCGTGTATGGACGGTCATTTCTAGAGTCATTGCGTAAGGTTTGGAAACAGCTTTCCATGTTGGAAACAATGATTGTTATTTTCCGCATTTCGAAGGCGGTACAACGTAACATCTTTTATGTTGATGTTGGTCAGGCTTCAATTCAAGAAACTGCTGAACTAGTAAAACAATACGAAAAATTCCTTAAAACCAAATCGCAGTTTGTCGATTCAGCAACTAAAGACTTTAAGATGGATTTTAATCCTGCCACTATATTACAGGATATTGTTTGGCCTGTACGTCCGGGTTCTGCTTCAAAGGTAGACCATTTAGAGAATACGGCTAATATTGGGCCATTAACAGACCTAGAAGCATTTAGAAGTAAGATGCGTATTGGTCTTGGTATTCCCAAAGACTTCTTTGATGGAGAAGTATCTGGTGCATGGAATTCCAAAGAAGCTTTAATCCTTCAAGATGCTCGTTTTAGTCGTAAGATAGAAAGAATACAAAATTCTCTTAGGGATGGTTTGATACGTATGTGTCAAATCCATTGGGCTATTACTCATCAATTATACCTTGACCCAGATGCTTTCCAAGTTAAGTTAGGAACTATATCCGATTCTGCTGAAAGAATTCGTGAAGACATCCTTCTTAGAAAGGCCCAGATCCTTGAGATCCTTGGCAATCTTTCAGTTACTATGGGATGGAATCGCAAGGTTTGGACTGATTATCTTCTTGATGAAGTTTATCCTTTACCCAAGAAACTTCGTGATGATCTTAATACTCCAGATCCTGTAGAGATGGAAATGATGATGGCAGCGGCTGGTGGTGGAAAACCCGGCGAGGGCGGCGGTGGCAAGAAACCCGGATTAGGTGGAAAACTATCGGTTATGGGTGGAACGATGAAAAAAACTAAGCCACCGAAAAAGGTAACAGCAGATAATCTTCAAAAAGGATTACGTGCTTTTGGTTATGGAAAAGCTGAAAGTGAAACTATTGATGATTTAACTCCTCAATTAATGGAAGAGTTTGTGGATGAAACCGAACAACAGGATGCCTTGGAAGCAATAGCGGAAACAATACTATCTCCTTTTTTTGGCTTAACCAAAGAAGAAATTGATGTAATTATTTCTGCACCGAAGGACACAACCGTTCCTCAAGGAATGTCCGGTTGGAAAAAGCTACAAGAACTAGGCATAGCTCCCGGTTCTCTTGAAGAGGGTCAGAGCTACGAGAAAGAAACATCCAAAGACTTTAAATCTCCATTAAATGACATATCTTAAATAAGTACACAAGAGGTATAAAATGGTTAATAAAAAAGACTTAGTTGGTAGAATCAGAAGCCAATTACAGTATAAATATAAACCAGCAGAATTAGAACTTATGATTTCTGCTATAGTTGATACTATACTTAATGCTTGTGAAAATGGTGAAGAAGTATCTATACCTAATTTTGGAAAGTTTTATCCTCGTCATGTTAAAGGTAAGACTATAAAACAAAACGGGATTAGTTGGCTTCAAGGGAAAGAGTTTACTGTTCCAGATAGGTTTTTATTTGGATTTAAACCTTCTTCTTTTTCAAATGATAGAGTGAATCAATTAACAAAAAAGATAAACAAAACAAAGTCAGATGAAAAACCTTAAATTAGACCAATTAATACTTTATAGGCAGAAATTAGATAAAATTTATACTAATTTACTAAATAAGACTGTATTAATTCCAAATTTAAGAAACGTAGTACAATCTACTCAGCGTAGTATTATCTCTCCTCAAGTATGGAGAAAGAAGAAAGCTAATGTTCAAACATTAGCTGGTAGAAGTTT